ACAAAATCAGAAGAGTGACACAGATCCTAAGTTTTTTGAACTACCCAAGGTTGTTCATACCTATCAAGCCAACATAGTGCTAGAGCAAGGTTTAGACAAAGATCCTATACGCGGTACAGTAACTAGTAGCAGTCAAAGGGAAACCCCCAGTCAAGTAATTGGTTTAAGTAGCCCTGGGCGCAGCATCCCCGATACCGCAGAGTTTCCTAATCTTGAAACTTTATTAAAGGAAGACAAATTAACAGTTGCTACAGTTCAGCAGTTTCCAAATAGAAAAGGTGGTCATTCGCTTGTGATGGACGATGGCGATATTTTTGGAAAAAGTAGGCTCACAAGATTACGAAGCAGCGGAGGTCATCAGATATTAATGCATGATACTGAAAATATCATGTATATCAGCAATAGTCTTGGAACCAGTTGGGTAGAATTAACACCTGATGGTAGTGTCAATATTTTTAGTAATAGTAATGTGAGCATACGTGCGCAACAAGATATTAATTTTCATGCCGACAACAACATAAACATTCACAGTGGTAATGAACTGAAAATTTTTGCAGCCAAGCAATTTATTAATGAAACACAAAGTTATCAACTTTCAGCTGACAAAAATATATCAATGAATGCAGGTAATATTGGACTTAAAAGTGGTACTACACTATTGATGGAAGCGGTTACCGGAGGATGGAAAACTTCTGGAGACATTGTGTTGAAAGGAAGAAACATTTATCTAAACACATATGACCCTGAGTTACCTCTTACAAATCAACCTTTGGAATTCTATAAACAAGCAAATGTTAGTTACAACACTGATAAAAAATTATGGGAACCGTCAGATGAAACATTTGAGAGTTTATCACCTTATGCACCAACGCATGAACCTTGGACAAGACAATCAGGTCAATTAAAGAAAAATGATGGCACAGTAGTAGAGCCATCACCTCAAACTCCAGGATCAACCACATGAGCAATGTAGGTATAGAACTAGCAGCAAATTATTCAGTGGTTAGTCCGGCTCCTAGAGCACTGTTGGCTAACGTTAATGCTCCTGTGGGTATTAATCTTAGCCAATTTCAATCCGGAATACCTACGTTAAGTAGATTTGATATCAAGTGCTTATTGGTTCAACTTGGAGAACTAGAAAGTAATTCAAATTCAACATTAGTCACAGTTGGAAATCCTCAACAGGGTGTGTTTGTTGGTAACGTTACAGCCGGGCAAACTCAAGTGACCATATCTAATCTAGATAACACAAATATCAAGATTGGATCAGTGGCAAATTTAACTGTAGGTAGCAACGGAAGTTTTGGCAATAACACATTGATAGTAGGCAAATCTGTTGGTGGCAATATAGTTGCTGGTAATTTTGTTGTGGGATGTACATATACTGTAACCAGTGTAGGCGATACAGACTTTGGTGCAGTTGGAGGTCAAAATGTAATTGGTAATGTGTTTATTGCTAACACAGCAGGTACTGGCACAGGTACCGCCAGTGCTTCAAATAATCAAATTATTTTAGCTAGTAATAACACAGTTACAGGTACTGTAAGATTTTTTGTTAATCCATTAAAACTTGGCAAGTATCAAGCTTCACAAACTCTTCTGACCAATGCCGGTTATTTACAGGCCAACGGCGCATGGACAGGCAAAGATGGTATAGATAGCAATGATGTATTTTTGTCAGCAACTTATATACAAGATTTAATTCAAAAAAATTATATAGAAGAAAAATATATCGAGCTAATAAGAAGTAAAGCTATACGAGTAGGAGACACTCGAGACGTAGTAGCTGGAATGTTGGCATTGGCATATCAGTACCAAGATTTTGGCAATCCAAATCTAGCTCAGAACATAATCAATAGCGATGGCACAATCAATGTTGAAAACTATTCAGTTGGTCATAGAGCTAATGTATGGAGAAATACAGGACAAACTGTAGATAGTCAAGGTCGTCCGGGACATATCTATTTTAATGCAGGTAGATACGCTATAGCCACACTTGGTGCTGATGTAATAGGTGGAGATACACCGGGCGAAGTTATAGTCCCAATAACACAAGTTTTAACACCACCAGTTGCCCCTAGTGTTGTAATTGGCACCAGCATTAATGCTTCGGTTGAAGGCAATCTAACTGTTAGCGGTAATATTATAGCTAGTAATAATATTATTACCAGTGGGAACATTATAACCACTGGTAACATCACTGCTTCTACTGGTAATTTAATTATTAACGGAAACATAATTCCAGGACAAAACGTAGTTTTCAATTTGGGAAATACTACAAATAGATTTCAAGATTTATGGCTTTCGGGTTCGTCTATTAATTTAGGTAATGCTAACATTAGCACTAATCAATCAAACGTAGTTATTACTAACGAAGCCGGTGGAAGTATTATTTTAGCGGGAAATGTTGCACAACGTGCTAACCTAATACTTGGCAATGTTTTTTCAAATGTAACCTACGTAACCGAAGGAGTTCGTTGGGTTGGAAACGGACAATCATTTAGCAGCGATCCTTACAGTAATGTTAATGTCGCAGCCTATCTAAGTGCCGGGTCAACTGTGTCGGGTACCGGTGCTTGGACTCTGCCCGGCGGCACCACTGGAGAAAGACCAGGCACATTGGTTAATGGTATGATTAGGTACAACACTTCAATTAATGGTGGATCAGTTGAAGTCTATGTAGGCGGAGCATGGGTAACAATTGCAAGTGCTAATTATTCGGTTGGATTCGTTATTGTTGCCGGAGGAGGTGGGGGTGGAGGCCGTATTGGAGGCGGCGGTGGAGGTGGCGGCGTCATGATAGGCGGATTGTCGCAACCAGTAACCCTTAGTACAACCTACACCGTGATAGTAGGTGCTGGAGGTCCTGGTGGTAATGGTCCAGCCGGCAGCCTCGCAGTAGATGGAACTAACGGGGGAGATTCCAGCGTATTTGGATTCATTGCTCAAGGCGGCGGAGGAGGAGCCGGTACAGACCAGCGTGTAGGTAAAGCTGGGGGATCAGGCGGTGGTGGTGGTCGTGCAGGATCTAGTCCTAGCGCCGCCGGAGGTTCAGCAACACAAACAAGCTCAGGCATAGCAATTGGTTATGGAAATGCTGGAGGATCCAGCGGAGGTGGTGCCGACCGTTCAGGCGGCGGTGGTGGAGCTGGTGCTGCTGGTGCAACCGGTTTAGCCAGCGGAAATGGTGGTATTGGTATTACTAATCCCATTCCGGGCTCAACTGTGGGATCTTTCTCAGGCGGAGCGTATTACGTAGGAGCTGGTGGCGGTGGTAGCGCATTCAACGGACCTGTAAGAGGAGTAGGGGGAATAGGCGGTGGTGGTGATGGTATTACTACAGGTGGTAATTCTACGGTAGGAGGGTCCGGCGTTAGCAATACTGGTGGTGGCGGCGGTGGTGGCGGTTACACCTCTGAACCAGGATCAGCAGGCGGTGCCGGTGGTAGCGGAGTAGTTATAATCTATTATGCAAGTACAACTCAACGTGGTTCAGGCGGTACAGTAACTTCATTTGTGTCGGGCCCAACAACATTTTGGTTACATACTTATACAAACACTGGAACTTTTTCCTTCACAGCGTAAAATAAATACATTTATGGCCATTACTAGATACCGAGGTTTCAGCACTATAAATCAATACAAAAAATTCAGATTAACTGATTTGGAATTGATAAAACGTGATTTACTTAACACTTTTTCTATTAGAAAAGGTGAAAAATTAATGAATCCAAATTTTGGCAGCATAATTTGGAATGTACTATTCGAACCCTTAACTGCAGATGTCAAAGCACTTGTAGTTGCTGATATTCAACGTGTCGTCAGCTATGATCCAAGATTGAGAGTAGATAATGTGCTGGTTGATCAATTCGAATATGGCCTACAAATTCAAATTGAACTAACTTTCCTGCCCGACAATCTCAGTGATGTACTAGCAATACAATTTGATCGCGATAGTAATAGTTTAGCAGCCACATAAAAGTACCATATAAATTTCCAGATAAATATTAAACAATAGGTATCAAATATGGCAATTACTACAAGGCAAACAAGTTTATTAGTTCAACAAGATTGGACTAAAATTTATCAAACTTTCAGAGAAGCTGATTTTCAAAGTTTTGACTACGAAACTTTGCGAAAATCAATGATCGAATATCTGCGCACTTACTATCCAGAAGATTTCAACGATTTTACAGACAGTTCAGAATACATTGCCCTTATTGACTTAATTGCCTTCTTAGGACAAAGCTTGGCGTTTAGAACTGACTTAAACGCTAGAGAAAATTTTATTGATACTGCAGAACGTAGAGATAGCATTTTAAAACTGGCAAGATTAGTTAGTTATAATCCCAAACGTAGTATCCCAGCATCAGGATTTTTGAAATTTGACAGTGTAAGCACAACAGAAACTATATTTGACACAACTGGTATTAATCTAAGCAACACCATTGTAAATTGGAACGATAGTGCAAATGAAAACTGGTTGGAGCAATTCACAACAATCCTAAATTTAGCATTGGTACCATCGCAAGCTGTTGGCAAACCAGCATCATCAAAAACTTTAAACAATGTTAAAGTAGATGAATATACAGTATCTACATTGTCTGGCCTGATACCAACTTATCCATTTTCAGCAGCAGTATCTGGAGTAAATTATCCATTTGAAATTGTAAGCGCCACAAGTTTAAATCAAGAATATATTTACGAAGCTGCACCTATACCCGGCGGCAATTTTAATATTTTATATAAAAACGATAATCAAGGAAATGCAAGCAATAATACAGGTTTCTTTTTCTTTTTTAAACAAGGAAGCCTAAACAATCTTGACTTTGTTATAACAGAAAATTTACCAAATAGAATTGTTAATATCAACTTTGACAACATTAATAATACAGATGTGTGGCTGTACAGTCTTGCATCTAATGGATCCTTGGATACAATTTGGACACAGGTTCCTGCAGTAAATGGAATAAATGTAATTTACAACAACACTGCAGAGAGAAATCTGTATAGCGTTGCATCAAGAGCAAATGATCAAATTGATTTAGTTTTTGGTGATGGCAGTTTTACTAACTCTCCAGTTGGCAATTTTAGAGTTTATTATAGAACTGGAAACAATTTAACATACAAAATTACTCCTGACGAAATGTCCGGAATAACAATCAGTATTCCTTATAGAGGTCGTACAGGTAGAGCAGAAACATTAACTGTCAGAGCAAGCCTGCAATATACAGTATCAAATGCTATATCAAGAGAATCATTAGACAGCATCAGAACAAATGCTCCTCAACAGTACTATACACAAAATCGTATGGTCACCGGCGAGGATTATAATGTATTGCCTTTCACTACATTTAGTAATATCTTAAAATTAAAAGCTGTGAATAGGACAAGTTCTGGAACAAGTAGATATCTTGATGTTATTGATACTACAGGAAAATACTCAAGCACAAATATTTTTGCCGAAGACGGAATAATTTACAAAGATACATCTTATGCAGAAACAGAATATTTCCAATTTACTAGCAGTATCGAAGTAAATTCAATTGTCAGAAATGTGTTGAAGCCATTAATTGCTAGTAAAACCAGCAGTCATCTTTATTATGATAGTGCAACTAGATCAAGTCCAATTGGTGCTACAATAAATGCCACTGCCATGGTCGCAGGAACAAGTTATAAAATTGTATCAACCGGAACTACTTTATTTACAACTGTTGGTGCAACTAGCAATGCAGTGGGAACATTGTTTCAAGCCACTGCACCAGGAACAGGCACAGGAACAGTTGCAATTATGCCAAGTTGGACACAAACACAAGCTGCAAGTGGGCGTAGTCTGGGCAGATTTTCAAGCCCTGCTTATACGTTTCTTGTGCAAGGTAGTTTGGTAAAGTTTGTACCGCCTACTGGCAAGTATTTTGATGCTCAAAATCAAATACAAACTGGAACTCCTACCACCGAATTTCAACGAACCGAATTATGGGCCAGCATTATAAATTACGACGTGCCCGGGCCTGCCGAGACAGCAACATTGAGTGTAGTAGTACCTACCGGAGCGATTGTAAGTGAAATTATTCCGGTGTTTGCCAACGATTGGTCAGAATCATTGATATCAGATATTGTAGCTCAAATTTTGAGTTTCAAAACTTTTGGACTTAGATATGATATACCATCATTATCATGGAAAATAATTGAAAGTCAAAATCTAGGCACAGGCGATTTCAGTTTGACCAATGCTGGTAGTACAGCCGGAACTGCACTAGACAACAGTTGGTTTTTAAGTCTTTCATATTCAAACGGTCAATATACCGCAGTCAGTAGGGGAATAGATTACTATTTTCAAAGTGAAAGAGAAACTAGATTCTACTTTGATCCAGACATTAGGGTTTATGATAGTAGAACAGCAACTACTCTTGTTGATAGCATTAAAGTGTTGCGTACAAACACTTTGCCAGACTCTAGCGATGCTTTATATTACAGCCAAACTTATCGTATTTGGGAAAGAGCATTTGGTACAAATGGAACAGAAGACAATAGAAAAATAAGAGTAACTTTTCCTGATGACAATTTAGACGAAGTGCCAGATAACCCAGATCTTTTTGTTCGGCTTATCGAACCTTCAGTAAATGCACGTAACAAATTAGTTTATTTTGTTCAAAATAGAAATCAATATGATTTCTTACAAT